CATTTTGTGTTTTTCTTGCCGCTATTTCTTTGTCTAAAACACTGATGTAATATGTTCTAAATTGTGATACTAACTTACTTACATTTTCTATTGATTTTCCTCTTCTAATAAAGTCATTGAAAAATATTTTAAGTCTAGCACCAACAGAATATAAATTTTGTTGTTTACTTAATAAGTTTAATATTGGTTTGCCTTTACTTACAGAACCAAATGCCATTCTTAACATAGCATCATATCTTTCACTTTCAGCAGTTGTAAACGTAGCAACACCTGAAGCGTCTTTATATCCTGCGTCATCAAAAAATACAGATGATGTTTTTCTAAATGAACTTATGTTCACACCAAAGTTTGCTTTTAAGTCTGCCATTTTTCTACCAGTATATGTTGTATGAAATATGATACCCATTTTAGCAGAGGCAATTCTTTTACCTATTGCACTTTCTGTAGGCACAGCATATGTGATTGTATTAGGTGTAAAAGTTAAAACACTTTCACCTCTTATGTTGGCACTTTTTAATTCGTTGTTAGTGTATAAAAAGTCACCTTGAACAACACCTTTGATTCCTAATTTCTTTAATTCTACTAATGCGACTTGTAATTTTTCAGCAAGTCCACCTGTGTGATTTCTTCTAATATCAGCAGATGTATAATTTATTTTGGGAGTTACGTTGAATACTGATTTTGATCCAACAAAGAATTTGCCGTTTTCAGGATTGATTCCACAGATCACAGCAGGAGCACCGTCCCATTTTACTGAAACGTTTAATCCTCTACTTGACGATCCTATAAGCATATCTCTTAATGATTTAAGAAATGTAATGGCATTAACACCACCTTCATATCCATCATTAATGATAGAATCTTCTAAATGTTCTAAGTGAGTATTTTTAGCCTCACTTAAATATTGTTTAAAACTTTGCATGTTTCTCCCACGTTATCCATATAATATATTATATCAAATTTAGTGCTATTTGTCAAGCACTATTCCATCAACAAATACAATCTTTTTATTACTATTTATAACTAATATACTTTAGCGAATGGTCCAAAGTTATATATTTGCCCTTTCTTTTGTGCAAAATAATAACATAATGTCAGAAACCTTGTAAGGTTATTTCCTTTATTTTTACCCTCTGCCTTGTTAGATTTTAGTTTTGCTAGAATCCATACAAAATCTACCATCTGTTGCATTGAAGCATTTTTTCCATGTAGTCCTTCATGTTTATATGAGTCTGCTAAATTACTAACAAAGTCTTCTAATCGTTCTTCTTTTAATTCTGATTTATTAAACATACTATTAATAAATTTTATTTTTTCTTTCCATTCAGTTTCATACGCTTTAGTCCATTTCTCTGGTAAAAGATTTCCTTGTGGCATCTGTACATCTTCAGATACTAATTTACCTTTTACTTTTTTATTAATATGATCTACTAACCATTCTTTTAATTTATCTTTAGGTACTTTACCTAAAAACGCAGATGCCTTTCCATCAGGTAAAAATTCATAAGTGATATTTCCTATACCTGCACCAGTATTTGATTTAAATCCTAGTTTAAATCCTCCTCTATCACCATCTTTTACATAGACCTGGGAAGTTTTTGATTCAAATGCATGTGTTTTTTTATTGTAAGTACAATCAATCTCTATTCTATCAAATGCAACATCAGGTAGTTTTTGATCTTTAAATTTTGCTTGTAGATTAAACTCCTGATAATATATATTTTTACCATCTGATTTCTTTAAAGATATACCAACTATATCTTTTTTATTATATGCCATTTTTAATATAGCGTTAATTTCTCTTATTGCTTCATCTGGATTCTCAGCATATTTACTCTTGTCACCTTTACTAAATTCTTTTGCTATATCATCAAATTTTTCTACATACTCTTTTTGAATCTTAGCAGATTTTACCAACCAAATATCAGCAGGGTTCCAAGAATCTTTTTTAGAAAATAAGTTCATTTCTTTTACAACTAGGTCACTAATATATTCCATAAAAGAACCTTTTCCATCATATAGGTAAACCTGATAACTTGAATTAGGAAACTTACCTAAACCTGATATTTCGTTAAACTGTAACGTAAAGTGGGACCACCAGTCATCAAGTTTTTTTAAGTCTGGAAATATTTTTTTTATTGGAGATTTTTTATCTTCAAACATTTCAGAGAATGTTTTCCAAGTTTTGGTATCATCCCCTAATACTGCTTTGATTATTGCTAAAGTTATTTGTTCTTGTTGTTGTGTTGATATTTTAACACTTTTGGAACTGAATACAGTTTTTTCTATTTCAGTCCACCCTATCTTTTGAAATTTTGGTGAACGAGACTTTGGTTCTTTAACTTCAAATTGATGATTTTTTAACCAATCTTGTAATTTTCTAAATTTACCTTGTTTAACAAGCTGTTTAAACTGATCAAAGGTACTATTTTTAGAAATGTCAATGACATAATAATTGCCATCTTTTACTTTTACTCTACCTTTATCTGCTACAATTCTAGCAACTACTTCGCTACCGTATTGTCCGACTTTTTCATATGTGAATGTTGACATACATATATTTATGCACGACTTCGGCCTCTAGTTCTTGGCGGGGAGTTGTATTTACTTTTACCATTGTCTAATAGTTTTTCACTACTATTTCTTAAATCAAAAAATGGTGGAAACCCAAACGCTCCAAATGTCTTATTTTGATTTTGAAATTTGACAATCTCTTTTATATCTTCTTCAAAAAAAGACTCTTTGAAAACAAGTTTACTAGGCATTTCTACGGCACGCCAGATAATCTTACCTTTTAATTTTACCATTTGTGCCTTATAATATATTGATGGTTTCTTTTTTATCATACTTTAAATCCTGAAAATTTATCGTAAGGGTCAACAGGTTGAGGACCAGATGGTGTATCTATCTTCTCCTGTGACTCTTGGTTACTATCTACTATTTGTTGAGCATTGTTTTCTACATCATACAATCTCATTTTTGATCTATCAACACCAATGATAAAGGCACGATTAATAGCAGGATCATTGTAACGATTTTTCAATTGTTTAACTTTCATTTGTCCTAGTTCTTCAAGTTCTTCATTTGAGATTAGGGCAAACATAAAGTCAGCAGTTGCAGGTAGACCAAAACTTTCTGATGTATCTTCTAGTCCTACATCACTTGACATAAAACCAGTTCTAGTTGTTTGTGTAGCAGACACGATAGGAACACTGTATTGAACAGCAAGTCCTCTAAGTTCTTCAGCAATAGATTTAATCATTGTATATGAATTAATATTACCACCTTTAAATCTTGCACTTGTACATATATTCAAATAATCTATGAATACAATATCTGGTTTAAAAGATTTCTTTAAAGACAGTTCATCGAATAATGATTTGAAATGTCCACTATGAGCAGACGCAGTTGGATATTCTTTGATGATTAATTGACCATTTATCTTAGATTGCATTTTGTTGATCTTATTCTCATATAGGTCTCTTGGCATTTGATATAGATCATCAATAGTCACATCTAGTAGGTTAGCGTCAATCCTCTCGGCTATTCTCTCCTCTGCCATCTCCAGAGTGATGTATAAGACGTTTCTGCCTTGTGCCAACATTGAAGAAGCAACATGACACATAAACAACGATTTACCAACACCTGTTCCTGCAAGAGCAACATTTAAAGTTTTAGGTGGTAATCCACCTTTTGTAATACGATTGAAATAGTTTAAATCAAATCTTAGACGTTCTTCAACTTTGTGATAATAATCAAATCTAACATCTGGTTGTTTTAGATAATCATGGCCAATATGCTGATCAAAAGAAACAGCAAGAGCCTCACTAAGGATGCTCGGTATCGCCTCGGGAGTGTGTTTTTTATCTTTGCCATCTATAATCCTTATTCCTGATAATACAGCATTATATACAGCACGATCTTTACAAAATTTTTCAGTTGTATCGATCAACCACTTTGAGTCAACTTCTTCGTAAGTCAAAGTATTCAATAATGATTTTGCTTGATTATGTTCTTCTTCGGTAATTGTTTTTAAGTTTGATAACTCGATACCGATCGCCTCTTTAGTAGGAAGATTATTATATTTTCCTATAAAGGTATTTATGATATTAAACAAAGTAATTTCAACTCTATCTTTAAAATATTCTTCTTTTAAAAAAGGAACTGCCTTTCTGGCAAATTCTTCATTATGAATAAGATTAGTTAAAATTGTTTGTTCAAATTTACTTGTTGAGTTGTAGCTTTCCATTTTTTAATTGTTCCTCTATTTCATCGACTAATATATCACCGATCAACGTTCTAAATTCCTGAGATTCGGTATCAACATCTTTAGGATTTTTCTTAACAGTATATTCAAACTTTAATGGTAACTTGTCTTGTTGATTTGCTTCAGAAGCAAACATAACCTTACCATAAGTGTAAATAACACCTTCATATTTTCCTTCGCTGATTTTGATACACGAATAATCGTCAACGTCACGTTGAGCATAATGATATTTTTTCTTAGTCTTGTCCATATAGAAACTCTTTTTTAGCTACTTCATCAATCTGCTTAAGAATGTCTTTAGTAAAAAACTTTTCGGGTTCGTTATTAATTGTCTTAGCATATTGTTTTGTACCATCTGGTAACTCAATTCTTGTTGAAACAGATTTAAATATTTCATGTTTCAATGCAAGATCAAGCAACCCATAATACTTATCAAGGCCATCTTTATATGTTAATCTAACATCTATTAAAGCATTTTCTTTTGTTAACCTTGACTTGTAATTCTTACAGTGAATAATATTACCCACAATTTCTTTGCCATCTTTCTCTTTACGTTTTGAAAGATAAACAATATTAGAAGCAGCATACTTTAAACCAGAACCACCACCCATTTCTTTTTGTGGAAACATTGAACCAATAACATCATAAGTATGGTTTGTCATAATCATAGGAACTTTTGCTTTACCTAATTTCAATGTTAATACTCTAAATGCGGCCTTGACAATTTGTGATCTTGTCATGTCTCTAGTTTCTTTACCTTCTGCTGTGTCTTCCATTTCTTTTGTTGTAGATAGCATACCTAAACTATCTAATACAAACATTAAAGGTTTTCTTTTAGAAGCATCCTGTTCTAAATATTTGTCAACAACCTTTATTGATTGATGTCTAAATTCTTGTACTGTTGCAACTGGCACAACTACCATTCTTTTACTATCAATACCTCTTGCCTCAACTAATTCTTTTGTTAACGCACTTTCTGATTCAAAGTAAATTACACCTGCGTCTTTGTTCTTATCTAAAAATGCTTTTACTATTCCTAATGCAAAGAAAGTTTTACCTGTTGCAGCTTCACCAGCAATCGCTGTAATCTTATTTGATGGCATACCACCATATATAGAACCTGATAATAAAGCATTTAAAGCATGGGATCCTGTATCAATAAAACTATCTACATCACCTGCCTCAATACCCTCACTAATAAGTGTAGCGTATTCATTACCTGTTTCTTTTATTATATCTTTTAAAAAATCACTCATCTTGTTCTCCTATTATAACAAACCATTTTATACTATTAGTATAAAACATTTTCTTTACTTTGTCAATATCCTTTGGGTTAAAATTATATCGTTCAAAGGGTTTACAGTTCTTGTATATTATTAATGTCAACTGGTTCACCTTCCCATTCAAATCTAAATTTAGGGTCTTTT